TAGGAGTACAGACATGAGCGATAACAAACCCTTCGGAGAAAGTCCTGCTGACATGCTTACAAGCCCAAGCCTCTTGGCTTCGGCAAAAGCACAAGCCGATGCTTATGTGCGCGTGACAACAAATAGTCTGGACACAGAACGCTATATGCTTCGTGAGCCTGTGGCGAATGCACTGTTCAATCATGCTAAGCACGCCAGTGTTCAGACCATTGCATGTGCAATGATTAACGCTGATCCTGATTGGGTAAATTACAAACGCGATCTTGCTATCACTGCTTTCGACATTGCAGATGAGCTTGAGTCTGTAGTTAAGATGACACCACTTGAGCGTGCCCAGGCTCGCAAAGAACTGGAAGCCAACACAGCTGCGCAAGCATTGGAGGCTGCTAAGGCCAACGCTGCATCCATCATTACACGCACACTTACCCAAGGGGACAACCGTGGCTAATGCAAACAATGTAGACGCAATGCTTGATAGCTTGCTCAATTCCAATGTGGCAGACACATCTGCTAACATCCTGACTGAAGCTCATGGTATTGCCGCCAAGGTTGGCAAGGATTCCTACCAACAGATCGTTGCACATCGCAACATTGCCACATACAGTACAGACCAAGAGTTCCTTGCTTGCCCACGTAAGTGGATCATCAACAAGGTGCAGGCTGCTATGGGAATTAACAACAGACACAGCTCTGTTACATTCGCATTTGGCCATGCTGTTGGCGCCGGTGTTGCTGAGTTTGATCGCACACAGAACTTGGACAAAGCATACATGGCTGCCTTCCTTGCCTGGGATGTTGATCTCTTGGCAACAGAGCTGGATTCCAAGGGTAAGAGTAATGGCAAGAGCTTCTGGGAAGCTCTCGTTGCTCTCGATCTGTACGCAGAGTTTTATTACTCTGATCCTGTTGCAGAGTTGGAATCCTACGAGACTGTTATGATCGAGGGCACCATTGTCATTGATCTTGAGAACGGATATTTCGCTGTACTCCATATTGATGAAGTCCTGCGCAATAAGTATACAGGATCATTCCGCATCAAAGAGAACAAGACTACTGCATCTGTGACTGTTGATCCAGCACGCTATGCAAATAGCGAGCAAGCTCTAGGCTACAGCGTAGCAATCAGTCTTCTTGGTGGGCAAGACTACGAAGTTCTCTACACAATCTTCTCATCCAAGGATGGCAGATGGATTTCATTCCCGTTCCCCAAGACACCGCTTGCCAAGGCTGAGTGGATGCAAGACCAGTTGCTTATCTCTGAGCAGAAAGAGATGTATCGTGAGACTGGCTTCTATCCCAAGCGTGGCAATGCTTGCGTAGCATATAACAGGCGTTGTTCTGAATTTGGCCTGTGTGATATTAGCCTTAATAAGCGATACGCTAATGGCTTGAATAATCTCCGTGTACTAGAGCGCGCGGAGGATTTTGCTCAACTTGAAAAGGTTGACATGTTCGTAAAGCTCTCTCAACTTGTCGCTAACCAGCGTACATCCACCTCAACCTCGGAGATTTAATATGACCGCAAAACTTGCAGACGTTGCCGCTATGCTGGCTGAGTCTAATACACAAGTCACCACACCTTACGGTGTTTTCCAACACGTCGATACTCAGATTGCTACGCCACTTGATCTGGGATCAACATACTTCTGTGCTGCTGCTGAGCTGATTGCATACTTGCCAGCGGCATGGATTCCTGCTCCCACAAGTGACGATCCCAATCGCATCGTGTTCGTCACGGTTGTTGATGGCTTGGAATACGTCGCACCCACTGAAGATACAGTCCTGGGTGAGACTGCTGAGAAGGTTCTTGAAGCTGTCACATGCTTGCTGCAATGCTCCGTTGATATGGGCGTGATCGCAGGCGGCATGTCCAATACCATTGACAGCAAGAACGAACTCAGCTTTGAGTGGCTTGATGTTTCTGGCAAGCCCATTGCTGAAGCTGATAAGGCGGCAGTCTCCCGAGACTCCAAGGCAATGCGTGCGATCATCCGTACATTCGTGAGCGCATCACCTGAGTATCTTGATGCATTCATGGACGTGATGACAAAGGGCTTCATCTCTGGCTTGGTTGCACGCGCTGCTGTCATCGCACGTAACAAGCTCACTACTGAGGAAAGTGTGCAAGCTGGCACCGTCTCAGGTGGTACAGTCGTAAGCAGTGCTTTGCACTGAGCTGCAACGCAGCGGTTCCACAGTTCACCAACCTATTAAGGAAACATCATGTCAGTAGCAGATAAAAATATTGCAGCATATATGCTGAGCAATGTTGTTACTATTCGTGCTCGGTTCACCGAAGATACAAGTGCGAAGACTTACACATATTTTGCAATCCAACCAGCCAACGAAGCTGAGAAGATTCGCAGAGGCGACAATGTCATTGTGCCCGTTAACCGAGCAACTCAATCAACGCAGGCACACCTGCGAGACTTCGATCTCACAAACGCCAATGGCATCACAGCAATATTCCCAGCTAACACCGATACCACGCTCACTCTCAAGGTTGCTCGTGTGGTCAGCGTTACAGAGGGAGCAGACGTGTCACCTAACTATCAATCCCGCGTATCCTGGGTTGTTGGTGTGGTGCGCATGTCAGGCTGGATTGATCTTGGTGAGCGCATCAAAGCCATCGAGTCTGAAATCCAGACAGCTTATCAGCAGCATACTGCACGCAGTATGCGTGATACGTTGCTTGGCATCATGCCAGATGAGCGCCGCACTCGCTTGCTTGCTCTGTGTGATGGCACTGGCCCTGAGATGAAGAACGTTTAACATCATGGATCTCTCAGAGTACGAACAGTCCTCAAGCACTAAGGTGCTTGTGTATGGCCCACCGAAACAAGGCAAGACTGCGCTCGTTGGCAAGCTTGCCCAGCGTTACAAGCTGCATTGGTTGGATCTTGAGAATGGGGTTAAGACTCTGCTCAATCCCATGATGCTTGCTCCACAGTACCGCAAGAATGTTAACGTGGTTAACATCCCAGATCACAGACTCTACCCTGTTGCGATTGACACCATTCGTGCTGTCTTCCGTGGCAAGGAGACGAAGATCTGCTACGATCATGGCAAGGTAGACTGCCCATTGTGCAAGCCAAAAGCTGACGCACGTTGGTCTGTTGTTGACCTGTCTAAGTTCACGCAAGATGACATCCTCGTCATTGACAGCTTGAGCCAACTGAGCAACAGTGCCATGAACAAGGTTACGCTTCGTGCTATCAGCGCACCAAACGGTGAGGAGTATAAGCGTACCTATGACGACTACGCACAGCAAGGTGCTTTGCTGGAGCAAGTCTTGAGTGCTATCCAAGTTCTCAACATCAACATCTGTGTCATTAGCCACGAAGTTGAGAGTGAGATGACAGATGGCAAAGACAAGATTGTTCCAGCAGCAGGTACTCGCGCATTTAGCAAAATGGCAGCGAAGTATTTTGACGAAGCAATCTACTGTGTGGTTACAAACAAGGTGCATCGAGCCTACAACTCTACCACCTACGCAGCTTCAGTCTTGACAGGCGGCCGTTCTGGTGTTATCCTGGACGACCAGAAGAATGAAGAACTCTCCCTCATACCCATCTTCTCGAAAGGAAAATGAACATGCCAACTCCCAAGCCTACTAAACGCGGGCCTAAGCAGCCAGCTCGTAATGCCGTAGATGACACACTTGCTTTGCGTGGTGCAGTCTACGGGCACTTCGAGGATCATGCACAGATCTCTCAAGATCTGAAGCGTGTTATTGCTGAAGGCTTGAAAGCCCGTGACAAGACCTTGCTCGATAATGAGCAAGAAGCTCTCGACATGATCTGCCACAAGATTGCTCGCATCATCAACGGTGATAGCACCGTTGTCGATACATGGCACGACATTGCAGGCTATGCCGAGTTGATCGCAAAGTTTCATGCAGGTGAGTCCATCTAATCTAGATGGCGGCGCCGCATGGCTGCTTCGTAAGAAGCTCGGTGGCTGAGCAGCTATTCTTCAACCTTTGATCTTTTATTCTGATCTACCAAGAAAGTGACTACATCATGTCCATGACCAAGAACGCAGCAATTTCTGATATCGACGCTCTGTTGAACGCTTCGATGACTGACCTCGATGACTTGCCCCCGGTTGGCATCCCTCCCTCCGGCGTCTACACGCTGGAAGTGAAGGCAGAACTCAAGCAAGAACCCGGCAAGCATCCTCGCTTCGTGTTCACCTACAAAGTGCTTGACATTCTGGAGTTGAAAGACCCAGACACAGCAGGTGAGGTTGCTGTTAACCAGCAGTTCAATGTCAACTTCTCCCCCTTCAAGAAAGATGGCACTGCTAATGAGTGGGGCATCGCGTTCCTGAAGGAGGCAACTGCTCCCTTCGCTGCGCACTTCGGCACAACAAGCGTTGGTGATACCGTGGCTCAAATCCAAGGTGTTACCTGCACTGCAACGCTGACACGCAAGCAGAAGAAGAACAGTGATGAAGTCAACGTCAGCTTGTCTGATGTGACAATCCTGTAAGGTGTAATCTCGGAAACCTGAGAAGCCAACTCCGCGATTACACCTTACAGG